GTCTGGTAGTCGATGGCCTGCGCCTTGCGGAGCTGCTCGTGCTGGAGCTGCTTGATGTCGCCGAGCGCCTCCATGCCGGGGCTGTTCCCGTAGATGTCGCCGCCGACCACGGACCAGCGCGGGCAGAGCGCCGGGAACTGCATGAACCCGCTCTCGCGCAGGAACTGCCCGTCCTCGCCGCCGACCTCGAAGTACCACGACCCGAACGGCATGTTCTTGCTGTCGCGCTTGCCGATGTCGCGGTCGGCCCTCGGCTCGATGGCGTGGATGATCGGCACCCACTGGTCGAGGCTGCCCGTGCGGTACATGTTCTGCACGCTCACGGAGCAGTTCTCGAGCCCGAACTCCTTGACCATCTGCGAGACGGTCATGTCGAACTCGCGGTACAGCGTGCAGACGCGCCCCTTGGCGTCGGTCGAGATGCAGTACTCGCCGCACGTCAGCGGGTAGTGGTGGATCACGTCCTGGAAGTCCGGGAGCATGATCGAGGACGCGGTGCCGAAGCACCCGAGTTCCTCGTACATCTGGTGCAGGCTGCGGTAAGTGTTCGACTTCTGGAACACGCGCTGCATGCGCTTGGTCACGTCATCAAGCCACAGCTTCACGGGCGAGAACGAGTTCAACTCGGGGTCCGGCGTGGCGAGCCGGAACCACTGGCGTGCGGGGCTCGTGGCTCCCGACATCATGCCGGCGCCAAGCGTGCGGAGCGCCCGCGTCCCGGTGTTGTCGTAGATGTTGTTGTGCCGGCGGTAGCCGCGGTTGCGGTCCTGCACGAAGTAGCGGCCGTTACGCGGCAGGATGTACGACGTGAGTTCCTGCCAGTGTGCGTACCAGGAGGCGCGCTCGCTCTTGAGCTGGCCCCAGCGGGTGAACAGCCGATCCCGCGTGGGCGCGTTGGGGTACGAGGATGCGTCTCCGGTGTACTGGCTCACGTCAGCCTCCGAGGAGCGACGAGCGCCCGAGCTGGAGATCCTGCGGGTTCACGCCCATCGGCCCGGTGAGCATGGTGCTGGCGGGGCCGCCGGCGCCTTCGGCCGCGGCGCGTCCCATGATCCCGGCGACATCGGGTTCGGCGCGGTTGGCGGCGGCCATTGCCTGCTGGCTACGGCGCTGCTGCGAGCGGGCCTGCGCTGCGGCGGCCTGCTGCGCCTTGCGCTGTTCGCCCATTGCCTGCTGCTGCATGGACGCGCCGCGCTCGCCCGCGACGATGGCGTACCCGGTTCCGGCGGCGGCCGCGCCTGCGGCGATGCCTGCGAGGATGGACGAAATCGCTGCCATGTCAGATCTCCCTTACGTGCGTTCGTTCGGTGTTCACGTATCCCATTCGCCCGAGCATCTTTGCGACGGGCGTCGTGCCTTCGATGACGAGTTCGCTCATGCACATGAGTTGCGCGCCGCGCTCCTTGCCCCACGCCTCGAGCGCGTGCATGAGCCGGAACGGGATGCGCGTCATGCGATGCGCGGGGTCCACCCACCATGCCAGTTCGACGGCGGCCGTGACGCTCGGCGCAAACCACATGGGCGCCACGACGCCGACCACGGCCCCGACGATGCGTTCGCCGACCTCGGCCACGAACACGACGCCGGCCGTCAGCACGGTCTGGAGGCCGGCACGGATGTCATCGTCGGACGGCGCAATCATCGTGCCGTACGCGCTGTAGGCGAGGAACTCGCGGGCCATTGCGGTCAATGCGTCGATGTCCTGCTCGGTGGCGTGGCGAATGATGCTCACGGACTGTATTCCTCGCGCTAGTCGTTACGGGTACTCACATGTCCTCGTATGGGTCGTGATCCTCGCGGCGCGGCGACAGCTTCTCGCGCACTTCTCGAGGCAACATCTTGGCGACCGGGTAGGCGAACGTGAGCGCGAGCGCGTCGGCGATGTCTGGGCTGCCGCCGCCCTGAAGCCGCTTCTTGACCTCGTCCTTTGACTCGAGGACGCGCTTGCCCACGTTGTCGTACCAGTACAGCGGGGTGGACAGTTCCTGCTTCAGGTCGGTGCGGTCGGGGATCGAGCCGCCCTGGTCGATCCATTCCTTGATGGCCCACCACATCTCGGTGCGCTTGTTCACGAACAGGTTCGGGAAGGTGGCTTTGCCGCCGAACGGCACCTCGGTCACCTCGTAGCCCAGTTGCCGCAGGCGGTCGATCACGCCCGCGCCGGCGCCCGCGTCGATGAACACGGCGTCCGGGTCGCGTTCCTCGATGACATTGGCGACGGCCGCCGCCAGTGCCATGTTGTCGATGCCCGTATAGATTCGCGGGTTCTCCATGCGGAGCCCCTGCCGCAGGACGATGGCACTGCGGTCATCCCCGAACCGTGCCGGGTCCACGCCGATGACAAGCGGAGCGTCGATCACGTCGCCGTCCGGGTATTGGCGCTCGGCGGCGCTGTCGGCGTCGGACAGGCTGATGAGCTGGTCATCGCCCGCGGCGCTGAAGTCGCACAGGTACTCGCGTGCGAACGCCTGCTCTGGCATGTCGCGCTGAAGGCGAGCGACCTCGTCAAGGTCGAGCGCGTCGGTGTCGTGGACCGTATACCGGGCCGCATACCAATCCGGCAGGCTGCCTGCGCGGTAGAACAGCTCGCTGAACAGGTTGATGCCTGCGGGCGTGCCGATGAACATGGCCCAACCCTTGCGGTCGGAGAGGGCGGGCTGGATGATGTCGTTCCAGACCTCGGGCTTGATCTGGGCGACCTCGTCAATCACGCATCCGTCGAGTCGGACGCCGCGCAGGGCGTCGGGGTTGTCGCCGCCGAACAGGCGGATGGTGGCCTTGTTGTGCTTGAACGTCACGGCCAGATCGGCCTCGTTCACTTCCACGGCCGCGGTGCGGATGAACGGGTCGATCTTGGACTTGAGGCGAGCCCATGCGATGGCCTTGGCCTGCTTGAGGTATGGCGCCACGTAGACGAAGAACCCCAGTTCGGCTTTGAACTTGATGGCCTTGTCGAGGAGTTCCATGATGGCGAGCTCGGTCTTGCCGGCACGTCGGTGCAGGGCGAGGACCGTGAACCGCTTGCGCTCGAGGTGGCACCGCTTCTGCCACGCCCTGGGCGCGTAGTTCAGGCGCACCGTTTCAGTTGGCATCCGGGACGCCCGTGATGACGTTCAGGGTCACGCCGCCCTCGTGGGCGACGGCCTGTCGGTCGCCGTACTTCTTGGGGTTCCACTTGGCGAGGAGCTTGAGCCGGGTATCGACCTGAAGCCTGCGCCACGCCACGTAGACCTGGTCGCGAGGCTCGTCATCGGCCAGCGCCATGCACTGGTCGGCGATCACGTCGTAGCCGTCCTCGCGTGCGCGTGCGATGCGTGCCACAAATGCCTCGTCCTTGTCCATCCAGTGGTACACGGTGCGCCAGTCCGGGTGCCCGGGCTGCCGGCACCATTCGCGGAGCGGCTTGCCTTCGGACAGCCATTGGATCAGGCTGTCGGCGTGGTGTGCCGGGACGGGTTCAGGCGGTCGGCCCCTCGGTCGCTTCGGGGATGCGCTCCCATCGGCGGGGGACGGCGACGCGGCGCTGGTACTTCGCGATCTTGGCGACGGTGTACCAGGCGAGCCCGAGGTGCTTTGCGATGCGGCGGTAGCCCCATCCGTGGTCCTCGTGGAGTTCGCGGATTTCATCGACGATGGCTTGCGGGATCGTGGCATGGTGGTGGCTTTCCCCTACCCGGCGCCCGTTCTCGCCGTAGGCGACGAGGCGCGTCACTTCTTGCGGGCCTTGGACTTGCGTGCGTCGGCGCGGTTGAACTTCTTGGCGACGGACATCGGGATGCCGACCTTCTTGGCGAACGCCTTGGAGTGTGCGGCTGCGGCCATGAGGCGGCGCTGGGCGGATGACTTACTCGGCACGGTGTTCCTTGGGGGTGAGGGTGAGTTCGAGCCCTGCGGCGTCTGCGAGCTTGAGGACGGAGTCGAATGACGGCTTCCGCCGGCCGATGACGGGGGCGGTGGACAGGAGGCACATGACGGTGTGTGCGCGGAGGGCGCCCTGCTGCTCGAGGCGTCGTGCGACGGAGCACCTGGTTTCGCCCTGCGATTCCACGGCCGTTGTGACTGCGGCCTTGAAATCGTCATACGTTCGGATATTCATTGCGCGCAGTATATCGTCATGGGTTGACGCACTGCCCGAAATCCTCGCTGGTTGCTGCCCAGATGAGGCGCGGGGTTCCTGGTCCCATTTCGTTGGTTTCGATGTTGTCGGTGACGAAGGCGCGGGCCTCGGGGAGGGTGAGGTTGTGGTTGTCGCGCAGCCGTGCGGCGATCATGTCGGCGCTGTATACGGCGACGGGTATACCGGATCGTTCGGTGGCCTTGGGGTACATGACCCCGAGGAGGCAGTCATCGAGGTTGGCGAGCAGGATCGGGTTCTTTCGCCGCGCCATGCGCGCAGTCTACCGACGAGAACGCCGCAGGCAGATTTTTGCCTACGGCGTTTCATGGAGACGGCGTTGTGTTCAGCCTGCTTCCGGCTCGAGCTCCGGCGGCATGATGCCTGCATTCTGGTGAACCCATTCGCGGAACTCCTGGTACGCGAGTCGCATGCTCTTGCGGTCGCTGTTCCACTCGTTGGTGTCAAACTTGTCCACGGCATCTGACCAATCCTCAAGCATGTCCTCGGCACGATCACGGGCCTGTTCCACGTCGTTGAACTGCTCAATCGCCATCACGGTACGGTGCCTGGGCGTGCCGTCATCCTTGTCGCCCCAATGCCACCACCATTCGTCATCGCCGAAGTATTCCATCTTGGGCGCGGCGTGTTCCGGGAGAACGCCTACGCGGGCGTAGTACTCGTTCCCGGTGCTGTAAATGCGGTCGCCCTTGTCCACCTCGAACGCCGGGGCGCAGTCTCCCCACGTGCGGTCCCATGCGGCGACAAGCAGCGTGGCCGCGTTGTCTCCACCACGGATGCCGAGTTTGACGAACAGCGTTTCTTCGTTGTCATGGCACCACTTGCCGAAGTTCGGGACGTTGATTGAGCACTTTCGGGTCGTGTCCTCGCGCCAGACGATTGCATACCAAGCCATGTGAGTTCCTCTCGTTGGGGGTGAGCGGGCAGTATACGCCCGCGTATCAACGGGTCAAGACGGGATTCTTCCGGCAGTACTCGACGGCGATGGCGAGGAACCGTCGCGCCGTGAACGTGAGCCCGAGCCGTTCGTGGACCTCGCGAATCTCGGCGTCGCTTGCGGTGGCGAGCAGTTCCTCGGCCCACGCTTCCCATTCCTCGAGCTCCTCGGGCGTCGGGCCCACGCATCGGTCGGCCTGCCGGCGCGTGCGCGAGGCATCCGGGATGTTGGTCGGTCGATCCTGCCCGGTGATCGCGCAGTACTTCTTGTGAATCGCGGCGATGTCCGGCTTCGAGTCGCGCTCGAGGCGGTGCTGGCGGATGCAGTCGCGCAATTTGTCCTGGTGGAGCTGCGACCACTTCTCGTGGATCACGCTCGCCAGTGCCGGCTCGAGGCGCCACTTGGGCCACAGGGTCGCCATCAACTTCTGGTTGTCGGCCCATGAAACTTGGTCATTCATCCTCGCACCGTCCTTCCTGTTCCTTGGCGATGAGCGCACGCAAGGCGGCTCGATTGTCCACGTCGCTGCTTACGGTACCCCTTCGCGTTGGACGTACGGTTACGGGTTGCGAAGGTGTAGTTGTGGGTGTGGTTGTGGTTGTGATTGTGATTGCCATTGGGGTTGCCATAGCGGGGCTGCTATTGGGGTCGCCATTCTGTACGGATGGGGTTGCCATAGCCACCCTATCGGTTTCGGGTACTGACCATCGTGCCGAAGCGCCCTTGCGGCCAGCCTTTACGGCAAGGTCATGTCGCTTGTTGGCGGCATGGCGCTCCTGTTCCATGCGTGGATTCACGAGGCCGGCGGGCGTCTTTCGGAACCGTGCGCGGACCACCGACCAGTCGGTTTCGGTGAGCTTGCAACGGGTCATCGCGGCGCATGCGGCACGGTCATCCGGCACCGCGCCGTTCGTCCAGGCATACATCAGCATCTGCGTGTAGACCCACCCTTGGGTGGGCGTCATCGTCGCCGTACTGACGAGGAAGTCAGCCGGGTACATCGGGAACCAAGGCAAGTCCGTCGCCATGTGCGTCTCCAAGGGCCGGGGCGGGGCGGGGAGCGGGTGCAAGCTAACCCGCCCCGCCGCCGGTTGTCGAGATGTCGAGCAGTTGCACCCGCTCGTGCCCCTTGCGCGGGGCTGCCGGACAGTATACCATGTTCCCGTCTGGCGTGCCTCTCTGACGAGGCGAAGCGGCTTGTGCCGCCAAGCGCGGCGCGACCGGACACCTGGTGCCACGGACGGCACCTTCTTCTGCCCCCGGAAGCGCGCCGCGTAGACCTCACGGTCCGCGGCGTGTTTCGTTCGCATGTGAGCGAATCCGCTACACCTGTGTAGTTCTGTAGTCACGTCGCGCCATGACCAGCGCATTCGTCACGTGGATATACTCGCCAGTATGAGCCCATATCGCATTGAGCCGCCGTTCTACGTGTCCTTCAGCGGCGGTCGAACGAGCGCGTATTTGCTTCGTCATGTGCTTGATGCTTGGGGGGGGGAACTTCCGAAAGGCGCGCACGTCCTGTTCGCCAACACCGGGAAGGAACACGACGCCACCTACGAGTTCGTGGAACGAATCGGGCGCGAATGGTGCGTGGTTACTTGGATTGAATGGTCGCCGTCTGGATACAACCTCGTGCGACCTGACACGGCTAGCAGGAACGGCGAGCCGTTCGCGGCCCTGATCGCCAAGCGCAATTACCTCCCCAATCCCATTGCAAGATTCTGCACCAGCGACCTCAAGGTCATACCGATGCAGAAGTTCATGTCCGACAATGGGTACGGAGACTTCACCTCCGTGCTTGGCCTGCGCGCCGACGAGCCGCGCCGGGTCGCCAAGTTGCGCTCCGACCCGACCCGCGACATCGCCATGCCACTTGCGGACGCCGGCGTGGATCGCGAAACGATCATCGCCTGGTGGAAGCAGCAGCCATTTGACCTTGCCCTCCCGAACGACGATCCGGCCTTCGGTAACTGCGACCTGTGTTTCCTCAAGGGCAGCGCCAGAATCGAACGGGTGATCCGCGCCGAACCCAGTCGCGCAGCATGGTGGGCGCAACAGGAACAGGCAATCGGGGCCAAGTTCCGAAAGGATCGGCCGACGTATCACCAGTTGCTCACGCAAATTACGGTGCAGGGTGAACTGTTCCAGCACCTTGATGACACAACCATCCCCTGCGACTGCACCGAATGAATAAGCGGGACAGCGCACGAGCTTCGTCGTGCCTGCCCCTGGGCGGGAGGTTGTTCCTACCCCAATGCGTGGCCTGCCGGCGGTCGTACCTCGCGGCCCTTCTGCGCCGGCCCGTGTGGGTGGTTGGGCTCCGACACCCGCAGACCCACGCCTCCGCACCCGGATGATACGCCGCCGCCTGTCGATCCCCCGTACAGGTCCGCATAAGGTGTCGAACGCGTTTTGGGTCGTTGTGGCTATGTCGTAAGCGAAAAGGAGACTCTGTAAGAGTTTCTTACGGGTTGCGCCTGTAGCCCAAGCGCCAAAGCATATGGGAGAGCTCCTTGCTTGCTTCGGCCACACGCTCCTCGGTCCAACAAGGCTCGATGCAGTGCAAGGCTTCGTGGACAATGGTGTCCAACGTGTCTTTCTCGCTTTGCCAAGTGCCGATGCGGATGAGCCGACCCTCGGCGTTGCCTGGATCGACCATGCTTCCGTAGTCCTTGAGGTTCCCCGAGAACCTCAACGTCCAGTACTTCCCGCCGAGTAAGACGCGCATGGCATCACTTCGTGAACCCGCGCTTCATGGCCGCATACGACTTCGCGCTGACCGTGGACTTCGACTTGGGTCGGCTGGTGCCGGCCTTGCGACGTGCGTTGATGTTGGCGTACAGGCCACGCTTTGCCATGATGTCATCCTCTCGAGGTCTTGCCGCTGCATTTCCATTTCGCACGGGAGAGCCGCAGCGGGCTGTTGGGGTTTCGTGCCGCGGCCGGATGCGCCTTCATCTGCGCGAAGCTGCGGGCGCAGTAGGCGTCGCCCTTCGCGGTTCCTGGCTTGATGCGGTCACCGCCGCCCTTGGCCTTGCCGGCCTGCCCGTAGGACACCTTGCGGGTGCGGCCCGTCTCCGGGTTGCGGACCACCTTCACGAATCGCTTGCCCTTGGCTGGGGTCGGCATGCTCTGTCCTTCTGAAACGGCCAGTTAGTCGGCCATGATGAACTGCGGGACGAGTCCGTAGCGGGTACGGCCTTCCGCGCTGCGCTTTTCAAGATACAGGCGCATCCATACGCCGCCGCCCGAATCGCTCGGCGGGAATCCCTTCATCACTTCCCAGCCGGAATGCCCGTCCCCGAAGGCATCCTTGTAACTGCCAGTGCAGATGTGCCACTGGCGGTCCTGCACGACGCGGGGACCGCCGCGGTCGCATACCAATCGCTCGCGCATGATGGGCAATATCCACCGCTTGTGGATGTGGCCCGTGCAAATCACGTCGGCGTCAGGCATGACGGCGGCGTTGCGCCGCACGTTGAGCGTGCCGTGCGACATCAGCGCAGCCCCTCCTGCGCCGTGGAAATACTTCAGGGACAGCCCGTACCGCTCGTTGTTGATCTGCACCTGGAACCGCACCCAGCCGCCGTAGCCGCCGGCATGAACCTTGTACCCGGTCAGCATGCTCATGCGTTCGCAAAGCCGCTCCGTGTAGTCAGTGTCGCAGTTTTTGAGAACGCTGTCCTCATGGTTTCCGCGGCCGATCATCACGAAGTTCCGTGCATACGGTGCATAGAACTCGGAGGCGTGGCGGATCACGCTGTCGAGGTAGTCGGGCGCATCCATGTGTTCTTCACGAACACCCCGGCGAGCGCGGCGTGGATCGTGCCTTCCCTCCATCAGACAGCCGTTGTCACCGATGTCGAGAATGCCGGCCTTGCGCTCGACCGCTTCCTCGAGGTGCTTGCGCTCGAGGTCGTGGTTCGTGTGCGGATTGTCGTGGTGACGGTCGCTCGTCAGCAGGAACATCCATTCCTGGGTGCGGCTGTTTCCGTCGAGCGTGACCGTGTGGATGTTGCGGCTCTCCGAGGTCACCGTGAATGGCAGCGGCGCGTTTCCCCCGCGTTGCGGGATGAGCTTGGGCGCGGCTGGTTTGGCCGATGCTGCCATCCGGCCGCACCCTACCAACGCTCGCCCGCATTTCACGTTGGCGGAAATATTTCTGATTTTTTCTCATGTTCCCCCCTTGCGCGGTCGATATACACCGATGTACACCACGCATGTCGGCCGAGGCGTGTTGCCGAGGCCGCCAACAACGAGAGGACACAATGAACCGAAGCCGATTCATCGCCGAGATTCTGGAGTCGCAGGAGAAGGCCCGCACGTTGCTCGATGCCCAGCGCCGGCATGCCGAGCTCGAGGCGCAGGTGTTCGCGATGGTTGACCTCGAGATCAAGCGCCGCGCCGAGCAGGACCGCCCCGCCGCTGACCGTTGCCCCATCTGCGGCGACGAGTATGGGAGCCTGTCTTGAGCAACTCCACCGCACAGCTCGTTAAGCGCGTCTGCTCGCTCATCCGCACCCTAGACCGCGCCCCGCGGACCCGTGCCGAACTGGCGCGGGATTGGGGATGCACCACGCGCAACGTGAACTACACCATTGACCGCGCCCGGACGTTGTTCCGGGTGCGGCTCGAGCACGTACCGGGGCGCGGTTACGTCCTGCACGACACCGGAATCCTGAACCGCGACGTGGTCGCACGGAGGCCCAAGTGACTCTCTTTGACCACGCCGAAGCGCAGCGCCGCAAGGAAATCGGGAAGGCGCTCGCCGCCGACCGCCGGCACGAACTGCTCGCGGCCGCCCGCGGGTTCGCCGCGTTTATTGCCCGGGAATACGGCACCGTCACGGCCGACGATGTCGCCGAGCTTATGGCCGCCAACAACCTGGACTACGCGGACCTCGGCAACGCAGCCGGGTCGGTGTTCGACGCCAAGTTCCAATGGACCGGGCGCGTCGTGCCGAGCAAGCGTCCGTCCACTCACGGCCGCCTCATTCGCGAATGGAGCCTCGCATGATGCTCTCCACCGAAGTGACCATTGAGGTGTCAGATGCGCTGTTCGGCCCTGACGCCGCCGTGCTCGAGTACCTCGCCGATCATCAGGTCGAGGCGATCCTCGACGTGCGGTGGGAACGCGAGGACATCGAGCGGTTCCACCAGCACGGCAGCGTCGTGCGCGAGGCGTGGGAAGTGCGGTTCTGGCACCCGTTCAGGATCATCCTGGACGGCGTCGCGCTGGATCACCCGTCCAAGGTGCCGAGCGATTTCCCCATGCAGGAGATCCTGAGGGCGCTCGAGTCTGCCGAGGTCGCAAAGATGCTTCGCGCCGCCGGCGTGGAAGCGAGGAGAGCGTGAGATACCTCTCCGTGTGCAGCGGCATTGAGGCCGCCTCCGTCGCATGGCACCACCTCGGGTGGACCCCCGTCGCGTTCAGCGAGATCGAACCGTTTCCCGCAGCGGTGCTCGCGCACCGTTTCCCCAACGTCCCCAACTACGGGGACATGACGAAACACAAGGAGTGGCCTCTTGGACCCGGATCAATTGACCTTCTCGTGGGCGGAACCCCCTGCCAGTCCTTCTCCGTTGCCGGCCTCCGCAAAGGGATCAGCGACCCACGAGGAGGACTCATGCTTACCTATCTTGAGATCGCTCAACGTCTGCGGCCTCGATGGATTGTCTGGGAGAACGTCCCCGGCGTCCTGTCATCGGGAGGAGGACGGGACTTTGGTTCCTTCCTCGGGGCGCTGGGGGAACTGCGGTACGGGTGGGCCTACCGGGTCATTGACGCTCAATACTGCCGAGTGGACGGACGATGGCCCAAGGCCGTCCCGCAACGCAGGCGACGGGTGTTCGTCGTTGGTTGCGACCTTGAGCGAGATCCTCGAGGTCGGGAACGTGCCGCCGAGGTTCTCGCTCTCGGCACGGGCCTGCGCTGGCATCTTGAGGAGAGCGGAAAAGCGCGGAAAGCAGCTGCCTCCGATGCTGAAGCAGGCGCTCGAGCAGGCTGCGTCACAAGCCACGACGTAGCTCCGTACCTTGAAACGACCTGTCACGACTACAACCGTGCGGACGGTTTCACGATGGTTGGCAAGGTGTCAGCAACTATCGCAGCCAGGTTTGGAAACAGTCGAAACAACCATGAGGAATGCGTAGCACAACCCGTCGCCGGAACCATCGGCAACCGTGGCCTGCGGTCGCACACGGAACTTGACGGACACGGGGCGGACATCCCGGTCGCCTTCTCGCAGAACCAACGCGAGGAGGTGCGTGAGGTTGAGGTGCCTGGAGCATTGGCTGCGGAGCCCGGTACGCACCAACAGACGTACATAGCCCAGCCCGTCCCCTACGACCTGTTCCAGATCACCGCCCCGGTGAACCGCCAGAACCGCAAGCCGGGTGACCCGTGCCATACGCTGGCGCGGGACAACGCGGCCCATGCGGCGGTGGTCGGCACGGATCTCTACAACGGCGCGATCACGGGCGACGTGGC